CCACCGAGTCAACCATGGATCTGATGTACACCCAGCGGCGAAGGCGACGATCAATCTTCTCAAGTGTCCAACCCCTAGCCAAGAGCCGCTCGCGAAGGATACTCGGATCAACGTCAACCAGCCAAACCCGAACTCTTGGAAGAGCAGCAACACCACTGAGATACTCATGAATGGGATACTGACCCAAAAGCCACTCCACCGACGAGTTTTGAAGAGAAGCGGCGAGCAGATCAAGGCTTCGGGATGTCTTGAGGATGCCCTGCTTGGAAGTGGCGTGAATGGCACCCTGAGCATGTGCGGCTGATATCAACACATCGAAGTCCACACTCCCAGGAGTTTGCTCACAAAAGGTGCTCTTACCCGAGCCATTTGGGGCGTAGACCACATTCAGAACGTACTCGCGAGAAAAGGAATGCGGAGAATTGTAACGCAACGCTGGCAACCGACGGCTCAAAGCACCCGGACCAACACCCAAAATGCGCTGAGCCTCTGGTATCGGCAAAGACCGCATGGTGGATAGAACACTCTGAATAGCGGGGTCCAACTTCCGAAGGAACAAAGGGAGCTGAAGCTTACCAATAGGAATTTCGAACTTGTTGAGTTTAGAAGGAGGAAGCTTAAGCAAAACAGCTTTGATCCCTCCAGCTGCTCCGACAAACATTGAATCCAAACCCATGCGGCCTAGCACCTCATCGAGGGTGGCAGGCCGACGATCTGGAGGCGGAAAAGCTCGGTGCGTTTGAAGAAGCCACTGCTCACCAGCATAAACCGGATCCACAAAAGCATCCAATAGTGGCTTCGAATGACGGGCGGGCCAATGAACCTGAGCAAATGCAATATGTGCCTCTGCGCGTGCACGAGCATACAACGAGCTGTAGACCTCGGGAGCCAACAAACGGCGGTAGTTCTGCTCATCAAAAGAAATGCTGGGCATTTGCCGTCGGCGCCAAGAGAAGAGGGAATCCAAACCCAACATGTTGGCACACTTCGGCATAGGTTTCGCATCTATCGCCGGCATTGGGGAAGATGCCCCCCATGTGCCCACCCACAGAGGATGAACTCCCAAAGAACCATGCCTGAAGGTCCACCACTCCAACAACTTGATGGTACCATCGACGAGCTTAACGCGCATTTGACGACTAATGAACGCTACGGCCCAACGCCTAGCGAGGAGTAGAGGAAGACCACGACAATGAGCATCCCAAAGTGAATCAGACAAGGATTGAACAATGTTGTCATACCACCTGTGAGTGTCCTTGTACCACTGGCCGCTGGAAAGGGCGGACAAAGTGGCACACAACGGCCGCAAAGGAGCAGTGCGGATGCCGACCAACCGCTGCAAATACTCATGGAAGAGAGAACTGCTAACCTGCTTCTTCGCCTTGATGGTGTGGCCCACCATCATGTGGGCACAAAGGTACAAAAGGGCAGCGGCCCAGTGAACTAGAAGCGCATCCTCATCATCACCGGTGAAGTTCTTGTCAATAAGAACAAAATCCCGAACCACATAACGACAAAGCCTCATAGCATGTGTCGAGTACGCCCAGTGCAAAAGAGCATGATCTCGCGCCGTGTCCCGGCAGCCAGTAAACAACCCCCCAAAAACGCGATAGGGAGGCAAATCGGGGCCGACCGCTATCTTACACAGATGCGCGTCAGCCTGCCAGAGAGAACATCTGACTTTGTCGCGCACCACTGAG